TTCCAAACCCCAGTACTGATCCAAGTAACGACAGCATTATTTATCTTCTTCTGGTGTAAGATTAACTGCAGGAAGTTGTCTAAGTTTTTCCATAGTTTGAAACACAGTTTTATAGTTTAGTTGGCCTAAGATATTAATTATCTCATTAAGTAGTGCTATATCAACTACGTAATGCTGAGGTACATTAGGGGTATCTTCAGCTTCAGGTTGTACATCAGTAAATGCTTCATTCACATCAGGGGTATTCGGATCATCTGCAATAAATTTTCCGTCTTCAGTTCTTGCACGCTTTTTAGTCATATTATTCTCCATCAAATTGAACATCAAAATCAAGGTGAGGTAAGTCCTCATCTTCGTGAATACTTTTTTTATTTATATCTATGCTGTCGAAAACAAAACCTGCTGTTCTTAGTATAGTATCTAGATGAAAAACTACATCCTCTAGATTAGAGCACGCAAAAGTGTAACGTGCATTAAAGTCATAAGATGTACCTGAGTCATCTTTTATTTTTATTTCAAAGTGTGTCATTATGTTATATCCACTATTTCACAAGAATCAGCACTACAGGCTAACTCTTGGCCTCCTCTTGTGCTATCTTCTTTTTCTAACTCAGAAAGATCTTGCCAATTTATATTAGTAGGCATTCTTTTTTTGAGATCAAGGTACTCTTTTTTAGAGCACTCTTGGTAAGGAGCTTGTTTATATGTATGATCAGAGTGAGGTAAAAAAGATATACCTGCAACATCATCAAAATTTTCATATACCCATGCACCTACGTCTAACCATTCATCTTCTTTAACTGTTATAGTAACAGATGGTTTATGCTCACACCAATTCTTTTGATATTTAAGCCAAAGATTTAATTGTTCTATAGCACCTGTATCATTACGTGTTACTGCTTTACTTGGTGATTTTACAGGAAAACTAAACACTACAGTGCTATCTGGCTGCATAATATCATCTTCTACAGGAACACCTACAGATTGCATAAACTGTGTTAAAGGATCTTTTTTATCTCCTCTAACAGTTCTAATGTAGTATTCAGAATGCCTAGCATGTATTCCAGAAGCTGAGTCTACAAGTTGAGAAACAGTACCAGAAGGTTTTACACAAGTTATAGCAGTTGACTGAGGTATACCTAATTGTTTTGATAAGCCTAAGTTTGTATATACTGCTACGTCTTTTAATTGAGAAAGTAACTCAGATAAGTACCCTGCAGATGCACTGTTTAGTAAAGCATTATCCATGATACCTGTTAAAGAAACCCCTAATAATCTTTCTTCTTCTGTATTATCTTTCCATATTTTTCTAAGGTATTTTAAATCAGTTAAAGTAGCTTGTATTGTACCGAGTATAGTAGCTAGTCCAATCTTTCTTTCAAGATCCTCTATAGTATCTTCTGCTCTTACAACTACTTCTGTAAGATTACAAAACTGATAAGGTCTTAATATAATCTCACTACAAGGATTAGTACCAAAGTCATGCTCCGAATCTCTTCTACCATTCTCTAATGATTTTTCTACAGCAGATTGTCTGTTATATATACCACGTTCACCTGACTTAGAGTTGTATAAAGTAAGCCACTCTCTCATAAATATTCCTATAGGTGGTTTTTCTTTATAACATACTGAGTTATTAGCTAATGCTCTTTGGCCTTCATTATTCCACCACTCACCAGACTTGGCTAATGCCATCTCCTGGTCTTGTAGATCAGATAAACTAATAAGTGCAGAACGTCTTACACCACCTACTACTACTACTGAGCCTATCTTACACATAAGATCATGACATTCTATAGACTTTAGTTGTCTTCCTGTAGCACCTTTAAATATACCTACAGTAAATCTAAATAGATCATCTAATGGATCAGGACCACTTGATCTACCACCAAATGTTTTAAGTCTTGCACCTGCAGGTCTTAGTTTAGTTAAGTCCCAACTAGGTATTTGACCAGAGTATAATAAATGTATTAATTCTTTATACCCCTTAGCCCAACCTGCCTTGCTATCTCCTACAACTATAGTAGTTTCACTTTCTTCTAAGGATTCATTAATTACAGGTAATTGCTTTGTGTACTTTCTTTCAACAGAAAAACCTACACCTGTACCACACATAAGTATATAAAGGCATTCATCAAAGGATCTTACACTATCTACAGGTAAGTAAGAACAATTATATGCAGCTACATGACATCTTTCTAAAGCAACACCTGCTGTCATTAGTGCTCTCATAGAAGGCATAATCTCTAAATTAAGAACAGCACTTTGCAATTCTTTTCTTTTTTCTACAGACAAACTAAAGTTATGATTGTCTTTAGTATGTTTTTCTAAGTAATCAAAATATCTACCTACTGTTTCTTCCCAGGTTTCTCTTCTGTTTTCTTCTTCAATCCATCTAGCATATCTAGATACATGTATAAAGCTTTGATAATCTGTAGGTAAACTTACAGTATTACGACCTGTTAAATCATATGTTGCCATTTTTCTTTCCTATTAGTTTTTCTTTGTTTTTAAAATAAGAAGCATTCCAACCTCTTTGCCATTCTTTGTGGCGTACATTGTGTTCTCCATAAGGATTTTTTAAAATCCCTCTGATAAAAGCTCTAAAGCCTTCATCGAATTGGATACGAAGGGGAGGCCACGGACCTCTTCGAGGTTTTGAGTACTTCGACCTCGATCCCTTCGATGTCGTAGAACGTGTCTCGTATGATTTGTTCGACCTCATCTCTTACATCTCCATCTATAGGTAGGGGGTATTCTTCTGGGTTAATTTCTAAGCTAATCGTTAAGTTTAATCTCATTTTTTAAATCTGATTCCAAGCGGACATCACTAATAAGTTTGTCCAGATACCAACGTGCTTTTAGTAAATCTTCTAATGCACGATCCTTATAGGTATATCTCCAGATGTATTTAAGGATTGCTCCTTTTAAATACCCTCGAAATTCTTTTGCAGACATAGATGCTTCAATAGCTTCTATTGCTTCTACTTTGCCATTGTTATAATGAGATGGATAATTTACAGGATCATTATCTTTAGTCATCATTATTCCATTTGTTTAAATATATTATATTATCTTTTTTACTTACTTCTTCTTTGTCTGAGTTGCCACTAAGAATGTTATAAAAATGTGAGGTATACTCAATAACTTCTTCGTGATCGCTACCATAACTAAAGCCAACCATAGCACGAGCCAAGTCACTAATTGCACTAACAACATCATACTCATCATTGTGTTTTTTAGGAAAATGGATATTGGTAGAATGATTCCAATCCCCTTCGTTATCTTTCCTAGGTTTAAGTAAGATAACAACTTCTTCATCATCAACTTCTAGTATTCTTTTCATTAGAAACCTCTTCTTCATTAGTGTAGTAGAACCATCTAGGCTCTCTTGCAGAAGATGCTTCTTGAGGTTTGTATTCTAAATTAGGCCAACAGCTAAACTTATAATCACACCAATAACACTCTTCACCTAATACTCTTTTTCCTGTAGGTACTTTACGAAACTTTTCTTCAACAGATTCAAAACACCTTTTAAAAGGAAGATCTTTACTTAGTTTGTCTACCTTATCTAGAGCGTCATCTATAGACTCTTGTACTTCTTCTTTAGTAGACTCATCTTGTAGGTAAGATATCTCACCACTAGATTTATTAACTGCCCACCAACCACCTACTTTCTTTTTAGCACCTTTAGAATAGAGATGTAATTGTGTTAGATAACCAAAGCTATCGTGGGATTTAAGACCATCAAAGGTTAAGAATTTATTTCTAAATGCCCAGGGGCTACAGGATTTAATGTCATCTACTTTATCGTCAACATATAAATCTGTCTCTCCTGACATAGTTTCTGTAATATCTATTTTAGTACCTTCTTTATAGTCTACTCCAGATGATTTTAATACAGCTTTTAAAATAGCTTCTACTGCATCACCAAAAGTTACAATCATTTTAAATGTGTAGGACTTATCTTCTGCCCTAGCACCTGATTTTGCTAATTGTAATTGACATAAAGGTTTACCTAAATTAGAAGGTCTTGGTTTAAAAGAAAAATCTTGAGGAGTAAATTGTTTTTTTAGAGCAGTTCTAAAATTTTCTACTGCTTCATCAATAATTTCCTCAGACATGGTTACCTCTCCTCTATTAGCAGACTCAAGGTAAGCTATTACTCTAGCTAGATTATCATCCATTACTCAGGCAGCACTTCGCTAACTTCAATAAAATCAGTATCAACAACAGATGAATCTACATCATTTGTGTACCGTTTAGCTTCGTAAGACCTAGCACGAATGTTATCATTATGATTAGTTACATACGTTAGAAAAGCTCTATTGGTTTCCATATCTACATCAGTAAAAGGAACAGCTTCTGATGTTATAGTAGGTGTTACTACATACCAAGAGATAGCACCAGATTGTTCTAATTGAAAATTAAATTTACATTCATGTTTAAAAGGCATCTTTTTAGTTTTATAAAACTGTGACATAACATCACCAAAGTTTTTATATGTTCCTCTATTAGATATCTGAAACATAACAGGCAGGTCACTAAAACTTACAGGATCTTTAACACCATCTACAAAGCCATTCTCTACTCGGAGCATACCAAATACAACACGATATCTTTTAGCACCTCTCCACCAATTCTTACGGTCTTCTGAAAGGTTATCCCAATCGTCTACTTTAAATTTACCACAGTTTACTCCACCCTCTTCGTCAAGAGCTTCTTCACTAGGATGCTTTACAAAAACAGATTTGTTTACATAACGACCTTTCTGATCGTTACCATCTTTGTCTTGAAAAGTTGCATTCTCATCGTATCTTTGATAAAAAAATCTTTGTTGAAATATTCTTAAATAAGCTTCTTCTGCATATACTAGACCATGTTCTGGATGATATACTTTTACAGTTCCATCAGGTACTTTATTACCTTCTTTGTTTCTTGCCTTATTGTTTACTGTTACACGAGGGAATCCTGGTGCTGAAGCAGCAGATTGTTCAGCTTCATTTACAAAACCAAACTCACCTGCTATTTGATCATAAGGTAAATTATCTATATCTTTTATTGTTAGTGCATTCTCTGTCATGCTATTCTCCTATCTATATTGTTATCTGTTATATCTAAATTCGTGAATTTGTCAACATCTATTTCAGTCATATCGAACCAATCATTACCTATTTTTAACTCTACTTCCATAGGTACATCCAAGTTAATATCAAACATTTTATCCATTGCAGGTGCTACACCCATCATGGCCTGATATATTAATTTAGGAACAATGTCTAACTCGTCTGGATGTATGTCAAGTACTATAGAATCATGTACAGTATTTATAAATTTACTCTTTAGTTTCATAGACTTAGTGATGTTGTTGTACAGCACACAAGATAGAGGTACAAGATCAGCAGTTGCTCCACTTTGTACAGGATAATTTTTTATCTTAGTTGCTTCGGTAACACCATTACGTAATCGTTTAACTTCTGGAAAAGCAAATTGTCTACCTGTTACTGTAGTTATTTTTTTATGTAGCATAACTTCTTCTTGAAGAGCAGTATGCCATGTAGCTATACCACTATACTTTTTCATAAATGATTTGTTGTATTCCATTTCAGCAGCAGATCCTTTTACACCACCATAGAGAGGCCTAAATGTTCTAGCCTTGGCATCCTGTCTAGAAGTCTTTTGACCTGCTTCTGTGAGGACTTTAGAAGTGTAGGCATGTACGTCAAACCCTTCATCTATTTCTTTACGACCTGTAGCATCATTACTCATCCATACAGCTATTCTAAATTCTAATTGTCCGAAGTCAGCTTCTAATATTTTACCACCAGGGAAACGAGATACTACTGCTTTTCTTACAGTAGCTGTACCACCACGAGGTAAGTTTTGGAAGTTAGGATTAGATGAAGATAGTCTACCTGTACCTGTTCTTACTTGAGATACCTGGGGATGAAGAATACCGTTGATTACATTCTTACGAATACCTTTACAAAAAGAATTGATGTAAGTATCAAGTGCATTAATACGTTGCATATTAGTTAAGAATTGATGAGCAACTTCTAGTTCATGTTGTTTGGCAATGACCGCCAAGCCTGCTAATGTAGTTTTATCTGTTGCAAAACCATGTGACATAACTTGTTGTACATGTGTTGGTGTAAATTTAAAGCCTGCTACATCCTTGGTGGCATCATAAACATAGCCAGTACCAATGCAATGCTTACACATAGGCTGAATTTTATATGGAGATCCATCTTTTTTTACCTTATACTGTTTCCCAGAACCATTACAATCAGGGCATTTTCTTACAGTTGTCTTACTAACAATCTTAGTCTGTTTTTTTATCTGCTGCATAAACTGTTGTTTAGGCATTCTAGGGCGATACTTTTTCTTTCCACTAGATGTAGTACCTATATTAAAAGTCTCAGCCCAAAGCTCTTTATCTACAACACTTCTAGACCATATGATTTCTGACAACTGCTCAGGTGATGATAGATTATAAGGCCTATCTCCCATAACACATTTAATTATTTTAGTATTTTGTATTGCTTTTTCTTTTCTTTCTATTTCATAATCAGACTGTACCTTATCAAGTATATCCATATCAATGCGTATACCATTACGTTCTATGTCAATAAGTACATCTGCCATATCATTAGTAAGCTCAACAATGTTTTTCATACTGCAATGTTCATCGTCTTTTAATAGTTTATACTGAGTGTCAAACAAGTCACCACAAGATAGCAAGTCATATATATTATATTCTTCTACTATATCTTTTGGTATGGCCTCAAAGCCTGTACCATTTTTAAATAGTTCTTCAACTAATTCAGATTTCTTTTCTGTAACATTCCATCGTTTACAGGATTCAGATAAAGACAATGCTAACTTTTGACCACGAGCATATAAGTATTCAACAATCATGGTATCCCAGAGCTTGCCATCGTATTTAAAACCACACTCTCTAAGCCAGGACAAATCAAATTTAACATTATGTGCAATCAATAATGTAGTCTTGTCGAGTATGTCTTGTAATTCTTTATGGGATTTTTTTATATCTATGTTGGGTAGTTCATCGTGATTAAACCATATAACTTTTCTTTCTTCTGGTTTATCTATAGGCATAACACCTACGCATACCATGTAGTTATCTGGTTTGTAAGGGGAAGGACTTTTATTTGAAACTGTTGTTTCTATATCTAATACTAATTTCATTATGTTACCTTGTGTGTGAAGGGCAGGCAGAAATAGGAATAAAACTACCTACCCTTCAAGTCATC